AGGTCCTGACATCTCCATACTGTGTCTACCACTACAGAATCAGATTTTGATGTTCAAAACTACGAAACTGGAGAGTCCTTTAATTATGATGGTAATAAAAAAATGACGAATGCCTTTAAAAACTTTATAGCTACTGGAGAAGGCTTAGATGTTACCAAAAGAGGTCTGTCTATCCATGGTTATACAGCTAATTTTTCTATGGATTCTAGTAGTGGTAGACACAGTATGGAGATGTCAGGACCTGTTGACCAGAATGCTTTGGTAAAAGATTCCTTAGAATATTCTCCAACAGAACTAATGAACAAGCTCTTAGAAGTTCAACAGTTAATGTTCACTAACTTAATTAAAGAATAAAGACCTATCTATACTTAGGAGATCTTTAAATGTTGTTAAGGCATAGTCCTTCAATATATATACTATTCTTTTTTTGTTAATCTTTAGTTGATTACATATATGGCTATCTTGCTTAATTAAAACTATAATATCACGACGATCCTGTGCCATCAACACTAATCCTGATTTATTTGCTTCTTCAGCATCTTTTTCTGTCTGTTTGATGAACTCATAGATCTTAGATTTTGGATTGAGTAGGGAGTATAGGTCCAGATTGTTATAGCCCTTCTTACATTCGATGGTATAGATGAAGTTCTTAGGAGTTATCAAATCTCCATGTATTTTTAGGTGGTCTGGTAGCTTATGGGTAGTAGCAAATGCACCTGACCCAGGGGTTCTTTGGAAGTCTGTAGTTTCAAAGTGTTCGTTAAGAAGCTTTGCTACTTTCCTTTCGAACGCTGATCCCTTGGCCTTACTATTCTTACGCTTTGGTTTCTTACGCAGATTGTCTAAATTATATAAATCTTTCATTAGCTTCGTTCTCCTGCTGTACTATTATAGATCATGGATGATAGTGTATTAGATTCTTTGGATGTGGCTGTGTCTTCATTTGATGTTTCTAAGTGGAGTGTTAAAGTTTTATATAGGACAAAAGATAGAATGAAGATTACATTTAAGTTAAGCAAGGACGAATCAGAAGCTTTCCAGAGTTTCCAAAATCAGACTAAGCCTGATGAGATTTCAGATGATAAGTTTGTTAAATCTATATTTTTTCTAGGGCTTACAACCCTTGAACAAAATCTACAACAGTCCATAGCTGAAGAGATGGCTAAACATGTTGAAGATGAGCAGGTTACTATCCCTGATGAGGATGATGTAACTGAGAGTGTACCTTCTGAAGAAGAGTAATTAAAATTGAGAACTCTATTAAAAGAGAACGAATTAAATAAGTTAATTAAAGACCAGAGGGCACGGGGCAACAGGGAATTTATTCTCTTTACTTCCTTGTGGGACACCGTTTCTGATAATGTTCTGGAAGCTGTTAAAAACAAACCTCCTAAAGTACCTCTGTCTGTAATAAATTCTTTTGATACTCCACATAGTTTTGTGATTTGGGGTGTGAAAAAGACACCGTGCTTGGTAGTATTAGAAGGTAAGGGCAGTGACAAGAGACTCACCGTGACCGACCATGTAACTGATATTTATAAACGACTACGCTTGGAGAAGTAATGTCACAAGAGCATACTAAGAAGGCTTCCTCAAGAACATACTCAGATATAGGATCTAAAGTAGGTAAACTTGTTGAGGACAAGCAGAAAGCTTATGGGGATTCGTTCGGTAGGAGCGGTAGGTGCTTACTAGAGATGTTCCCCAAGGGTATTAAGACAGATCAGTATGGTGATCTCTTAACTATTGCCAGAATATTAGATAAGCTGTTTCGTATAGCTAACGACCCAGATGCGTTTGATGAGAACCCTTACCAGGATATAGTCGGGTATGCTTTGTTAGCCATGAAGAGATATGAGGAACGCTGGTAATTATCTAGATTTGTTCTTAATTATTTCTTCATAAGCGTTTAGTTTTTCTTTGTACTTTTTGTTTTTTGTGTAGATAAGCCTTAGATTATTCATTATAATTGTAGTGAAGTAATTAAAAGCTTTTCCGTTTTCTGGTTTGAACTTACCTATGGTTTTGAGAATAAGCACAAAGCAGTCTTGTTTGGCATCGTCTAAATCTACTGTAAATCCGTAGGAATTAACAATATTGTGGATTAACAGATCGAACATAGAAAATAGCTCTTCCTCATGTTTTCTTGGGTTTTCCTGGTATAATAGGATCAGTTCCTCAAACCTGTTGTTGTCTATGTAGTGTTTCGCCATGAACCTTAATAATTTATATGCTGAGAGCGGAGTTGGTATCAATCCTCTATGTGAGGGCTGCTCCATTCTTAAGAAGAGTAAGCCAGAACATTGTATTGTTGATTATACCGATGTTAAGCCTGTAGATGTCCTATTTGTTACTGAGTCCTACACTTATAGAAATGGGAAGTGCATCCCGTTATATAAAGAAGCAAAAGAACTCATCAAAGATATTATAGCCCCACTTAAAGTTTCGTATGCATTCTCTCCCTCTGTTAAGTGTCCCAGTGTTAAAGAAGAAGATATGACCCCTACGGATAGGGAGATTTGTAGAGAACACTTGTTCCGTACTATAAATAGCTATAAACCTAAGTTAGTGTTCGTTTGTGGTAATCTAGCCCTGAAGATGCTGCTTAAAAAGTCGGGGGTTAATAGTAAGAGGGGATCCTTTTACAAGTATGAGGATTATAATGTAGTTCCTTTGTACAATCCGTACTCTGTTGTAGTAGAGCCCAAACATAAGTTTCTCTTTGAAAGGGATATTAAGAACTCTGTTGACAAGTATGTGTTTGGGAATACAATCAAGGCAGACTTTAAGTACACTTTACTTTCCACCATGGAGGATGTTGAAAAAGTCTGTGATGAATTATCAAAAACAAGGGCAGACCTAGCGTGTGACATTGAGACCACGGGGCTTAACTTTTTAACAGACACCATTATGACCATAGCCTTCAGTACTCACAAGGGAAATTGGGTTATTCCAATATTTCATAGAGAAAGTCCTTTTACTGAGGGGGAAGGTGCTAGTATACTGGGGACTCATGTGAAGTGGGTCCTGGAGAATCAAGACAATAAGAAGATCCTCCAGAATTGTAAGTTTGATATTAAGTTCCTCCTCAAGTATGGTATTTCTCCCGTGAATGTGTACGATACAAAAATCATGGCACACCTGTACAATGAAGTCCTCCCTAAGAGTCTCATGGATCTAGTGAAACTCTTCTTCCCTGAAGAATTGGAGAACTTCTAGTGATAATGACACCGAAGAGATACTTATGGGTCTTTCTCCTAACTGTTTTGGGAGACTTTGTTGCCTCCTGCTATGGTTATCTGATAGCACATGAACAGATCATAGCCCAGATGTTTTTAGGGTTCTCTCTCCCCTTCATTAACTTCTTAAGTATTAAGTATTTCATAGACTGCAAAGACACAAAAACACGATTAAAGATTACCTTCTGTTGCGCTTGTGCCATGGTAATCGGATCAACAAGTATGTTACTACTATTAAAGGATGTGGTTAACTAATGCTTACAGTAAAAGAGGGAAAGAAGTTTGATTGGGCCGCACTCACCCTGGAAGAGTGTGCAACGGGTAATGCCTTAGATGCGTCATATACTTTGAGGATATATGATGAGCTAAGGGACAAACTGGTGGCGAACGGGACATTACCTGTGCTAGACAAACTTCTTTCTCCTCTTTTCCCTGTATTTGCAGACATTGAGTATAGAGGATTGGATGTTAGCTTAGATGAGTTGGGTGTGGTGGGCCGAACCCTGAATCAGTTGTTGATGGATATTGAAGATGTACTGTATGTGTCGGATAAGGTAGTGAAGACTGCAAACCTGATGTCTACAAAAGATCTTATTGATATTCTCTACTCTGGTGAGGGGTTCGGCTTTTACCCTCCTACAAGGACGGACAAGGGTAGCCCCTCCACCAACAAACAATCGTTAGACACACTACTAACTCAGATAGATGAGGAGCTAGAAAAGCGTGGCAAGAATAAATAAGAATCTAGACAAGCAAATCAGCGCAGACTACATAAGCAAGAAGTCTACGCAGGAGTTGAGAGAGGCTAAAGAGTGGCTAGATTCCCTATTAGAGTTACGCAAGGTGCAGAAGCTGTATAAGACCTATATAAACGGTATAGAGAGAGCAGTAGAGGTTAATAATGTTAACAAGGTGTATGTGGATTACCGTATGGATGGTACTTTAACTGGTCGCCTTAGCTGTGCTTCTTATAGTGACATGGGTGTATCTTTCCACACACTCCCCAGAGAGGACAAGCACAATATTAGGAGTATGTTTACCGCTCCTGAGGGTCACTCATTTATTACTGTAGACTATGCAGCGATGGAGTTGAGGGTCCTAGCACACATAGCAAAAGAAACTAAGATGCAGGAGGCATTTATTGCGGGTGTAGATCTACATACTTATACGGCAAGCTTGTTGTTCCAGAAGAAAGAAGAGAAGATTAAGAAGAAGGAACGACAGATTGCTAAAGCGGTATCGTTTCTCATTGCTTATGGAGGAGGGGCATATACTCTAAGTGTAAAAAACGGAATCTCACAAAGGAGAGCAGAGAAGATAATTGAAAAGTATGCTGAAGTTTATCCTGGCATTTTCCGTTACATGGATTTCGTCCATGATTTTATTAGACAAAATCAATATGCATATACTATTTTTGGGAGGCGTAGGCATCTCCCTGATGTGCTTTCACACGATAATCAAGTTTATAAAGGTGCGCTCCGTCAAGGGCTCAACTTCACAATCCAGAGCGCAGCGTCTGACATATTGTTGTGCGCTATCAAGGGCATCACGCAATCGTTTAAGGGGCTCAATGCCCGTATAGTTGCAACCGTACATGACTCTGTAGAGATTATTGCTCCTCACGATGAGGTTGCAGAGGTGCTAGAGATTGTGTATGATGAAATGGTTAACTATAAGACAGTTAGAAAGGATTTTGGTATTCAGTTTAATATCCCCTTAAAGATTGATGCTGAAGTAGGCACCTCTTTTGGTGATGGGAAAGAAGTAGAGTTTAAAGACGGGAGACCTGTTCTATGAGACCTACACAAGATGATTCTAGAGAGGTAGCTCAAGTAGAATTATTTCAATTAACTCATTTACCAGGAAGGTCTAATAAGTATACTCCTGATGCTACTATTGAAGTCGGTAATAACTTATATCAAATAGAATTAAAAACCTCTGATGTAGAGAAGAAAATGGTTTCTACCTCTAGACTTGTTACCCTCCCCAAATTAGATGAATATAGAAATTTGATATGGATTTTCTCTCAATATAAAAAACTAGACAAAGGATTTGAGTTTACAGACCAGCATTATTTTTTGTATGGTAAACATCTAGACCCTTGGTTGGAGAAACAGAGAACTAGAATTTTATTAGGATCTCAAACTTACGCAGGGCTTGATGACTGGGATAGGTGTAAGGAAGTTATTGAAGGGTTTATTCCCGAAGAGACTTTAAAGAGA